GCCGCCTGATGGCCGCCTTCGACTTCTACATCGCCAACGGCTCCGAGCCGGGCCCGACGGCCAACGACGCCGCCGTCGTCACGCCGAGCGACAGCACCGACCTCGCTTTCGTCACCCGCTGGATCCGGGCGAATGTCGCCGGCACGATCAAGCTGACCACGAAGAACGGGTCCACGGTGACGCTGAACTTCGCGGCGGGCGAGACCCGCGCGATCCGCGCCAGCCGGATCTGGGCGACCGGAACCACGGCGACGGGCATCGAGGCGCTCTGGTAGCCCATGCCCTCGGCTTATCTGGCGGGCCAGGACCTCCTGACCTATGGCGTCCCAGCTGCGACGACGCAGCAGGTCCAGCAAGCCAGCACCATCATCGATGGCCATCTGAAACGCCCCGAGGGGCTGATCTGGACGCCCGATAGTGTCGGAAACCCGGCCTACATGGCGGCGCTGTCCCCGAGCCTGACCTTCACCGCCTCCGGCTCGATCTCGCCGGGTCAGAACGTGGTGGTTCCGGTCGCGGGCCCGATGCTCGCATCCGACATCGTGGGCGAAGCCCTGGTGCTGGACCGGGCAACATCCGGCGCGGTCGAGACTGTCGTCGTCACCGCGGCATCGGGCGGTCAGCTGACCCTGGCCTCGGTTCGGAACAACCACTCCTCTGGTGTCCTACTCGAAGCGGGGCTGACCATCCTCGAGGAGCGGGCGCTGCCGGCGAAGCGGTCGGTGACGCGGCTCTCGCGCAATCCGATCGTGCGCCTCGTCAGCGGCATGGGTCGCTACGCCTATGGCCGCCGATCCGACCAGGTCTCTGGTCTCTACAACGACACAAACCTGCTGGCGGCCCTGCAGACCTTCGGCGGCCCGCCGGCCTGGATGAGCTTCGATGTCAGCCAGGCCAACGTGAGCGTCCAAACCTCGGAGGTCTGGGTCCCGGCCGGCCTGATGCTCGCCTATTACAGCGACGTCCGGATCCGCTACCTCGCGGGCTTCTCGGCGTCCGGCCTGCCCTCCGTCATCAAGCAGGCCTGCGCCAACGTGATCGGCAAGATCATGCAGTTCGGACCAGAGGCCGACGCCAGCTTCAAGGCTGTCGGCGCCGGCGGTTCGAAGCTCGAACGGTTCGGCGCGACGATCATGGACAACGACACGAAGCTCCTCCTGGAGCCGTTCGAAGCCAAGCTGCTGTTCTGATGAGCTTCCTCTATCCTCGCGTCGTCGCGCTGCGGCGCCCGGGCGGCCAAAGCGGGGAGGGGATCGTCGCCTACGGTGGCCAGACCCAGGCCGCCGAGCAGGTCATCGCCTGGGGCATCCCGGCATCGATCCAGGAGCGCCGAGAGGGCCAGGCCAGTCGGGTCGGCCTGCCCGGGGATGGGACCAGGCCGTCCTGGTACGTCTTCATCCCCCGTGCCGCGCTCCCGCCTGGGTCGGTGCTGGACCGGGACGTCATCGTCGATGACCAGGGCCAGCGCTACCAGGTGATCGCCAATTACTGGGACAGCCTCGGGCACCGGCTGACGGTCGAACGTCTGGAGGCGTAAGCCATGGCGAGCGTGTCCGACGTCGAGAACGGGCTAGTCGCCCTGATCGGCGGCGTGATCTACCCGACCGGCCAGCCGCCCTCGGTGCTGGGCTATCCGGTGAAGATCTACCCCGGCTGGCCGAACTCGCAGGACCTCGACAACGACGTGGTCGAAGTGAACGGCGTTCCGAACGCTGCGCACGTCTCGATCTACCCGCTGCCAAACACCCGAAACACGACCCGCTATCACGCCCACGAGCAGGAAAGCCCGGCGCCGGCCACGACCTACACGCTGACTGCGGCGGGCGCCGTCATCACTGTCGGCGGCGCGGCGCCCGTCACCTATGTCGCCCAGAACCTCGCGGCCTTCCTGAACGGCAAGCCCTACGTCGTGCAGGCCACCGCAGGCCAGACAGCCGCCCAGGTCGCCGCGGCGCTCTATGCGGCTGTCCTTGCCGACTTCCCTAGCGCCACGATCTCGGGCGCCGCGATCACCGTCCCGGCGACGACCCGCATCGGCGCGTTGCGGGTCGGATCGACCGGCAGCTGGTTCCGCGAGGTGCGTCGCCAGGAGCGCCGGTTCCAGATCTCGACCTGGGCGTCGAGCCCCGCAAGCCGCGCCGCGGTCTCTGACCTATTCGACCCGCTGCTCGCCGATACGCAGCGCTTCACCCTGCCGGATGGCTCGGTGGCGCGGCTCCGCTACGAGGCCGAGCGCGAGGACGACTTCGTGCAGAAGCAGCGCATCTACCGACGCTCGCTCATCTACTGCGTCGAGTACCCCACGACCCTCTCCGGATCCGCCGCCCAGATCGTGGCGCAAGAGACCGACCTGTCCGCGGCTGATGGAACGCCGCTCAACACCTCTTACAGCTGAGGACATCGCCATGAAGGTTCTCGTCGTGCGGCACGGCTTCAGCCACGTGCCCGCCGCTCCCGAGGGCGCGCCTGCGCCCGATCCCGTCGACTTCAAGGTCGGCGACATGATCAAGGATCCGGCCGTGATGGCTTCGGTCCAAGCCGCCGGCCAGGCGCACTTCTGCACTCCGACCGATGTGCCGGAGAGCTTCTTCGCGCCGGACCCGCAGCCGGAAGCACCGCCTGCGCCGAAGAGCGCCAAGGCCTCGGCCTGATCCGCCCCGACAACCCTCCAGACCGGAGATAGGACGTGCCTCAAGTCGCCTTCAACGGGGTGAACCCCGCCGCCTACGGCGTGCCGGATGTCTACATGAACATCCAGCCGCCGCCCGCCGCCCCGCTGCCCGGCGCCGTGGCCAACCTGATCGGGATCGTTGGGTCCGCGACCTGGGGCCCGGTGAACTCGCCGGTGACCTTCGGCGACTTCGCCGGCGCGACCGCCGCCTTCGGTCCGATGCAGGCACGCAAGTACGACATGCTGACCGCTGTCGCCCTCGCGGTGCTGCAGGGCGCCAACAACTTCGTCGCGGTCCGCGCGACCGACGGCACCGACACGGCGGCCACGGCCATCATCCAGACCAACTGCCTGACGCTGACCGCCAAGTACACCGGCACGCGCGGCAACAGCATCAGCGCCGTGATCGCGAGCGGCACAGCGCCCTCGACCTACAAGATCACGCTATCGCTGCCGGGCCTGCCGCCGGAGACCTTCGACAACATCGCGGGCTCGGGGAACGCGCTCTGGGTCGCGATGGCCGCGGCGATCAACAACGGCCAGTCCACGACCCGTGGCCCGTCGAACCTCGTCACCGCCTCTGCTGGCGCCGGAACCACGGTCCCGACGCTCGGGACCACCACACTGGCGTCCGGCACGGATGGGGCGTCCTCGATCACGGCCACCACCCTGATCGGCTCCGACTCCGTACCGCGCTCCGGCATGTACGCCCTGCGCAACACCGGCCTGGCGCTGATGGTGCTGGCCGACGCCGACGCCTCGTCCTCGTGGGCGACGCAGCTGGCGTTCGCCAAGTCCGAGCTCTGCGAGGCGATCGCGGTCAGCCCGGCGGGCGACACCATCTCCAACTTCACCACGACGAACACGATCGACGATCCCTGGATCTCGATCATTTTCGGCGACTGGTGCTATTTCCTCGACGCGGTGAACAACCTGCAGCGCCTGGTTTCACCGCAGGGCGTGAAGGCCGGGATGAAGGCGGTTGTCGGCCCCCATCAGACCGCGCTGAACAAGGCCGTCCAGGGGGTCATCGGCACCCAGAAGTCGGTCCTGAACCAGACCTATTCGACCGCAGAGCTGATCAGCCTCGGCGCCGCCCGCGGCGACCTCCTGATGAGCCCGAGCCCGGGCGGGAACTACTTTTCGTTCCGCTTCGGTCGGAATGCTTCGTCCGACCCGGGCAAGCACCAGGACCCCTACACCACCATGACCAACTATCTGGCCCGGTCGATGTCGGCCGCGCCGGGTACGGGCCAGTTTGTCGGGCGCCTGATCACGCCGAACGAGATGCGCGAGGCCGCCTCGGCGATCGGCTCCTTCCTGGAGAACGAGAAGCAGGCCGGCCGGATCAGCGCCTACTCGGTGCAGGTCGACGCCCGGAACAACCCGAGCCAACAGACCCAGCTCGGCATCCAGAAGGCGACCGTGGTCGTCACCTACCAGAGCGTCGTCGAGTACTTCCAGATCGACTTCTCTGGCGGCCAGACCGTCGTCGTCCCGCAATCGACACTGCCGCTCGCGGCCTAACCCCTTCTCGACAGGAGAGACCCATGCCCGTCAGCGGCCCCGGCGGCTACAACACCGGCAAGGACACCACGCTCGACATTTCCACGTCGAGCGGGCTCCTCCGGATCACCAACATCACCGGCTTCCAGGCCAAGCAGCTCACCCACAAGCTGGAATCGAAGCCGCTGGACGGTCGCATCCTGTTCGCCGAACTGCCGGCGGGCTGGGAGGGCACGTTCACCGTGGAGCGTGCCTCATCGTCGCTCGACGATTACATCGCCCAGCAGGAGGCCAACTACTTCGGCGGCCTGAACTCCGACACGATCACCATCACCGAGACGAACGCGGAGGTGAACGGCTCGGTCACGCAGTACCGCTACACCGGTGTCTGCCTCTACATGGAGGATGCCGGCGAGCGGATGCAGGACCAAGTCGTGAAGATGAAGCTCTCCTTCAAGGCCTCCCGCCGCGTAAAGATCGCCTAGGGCTGAGCCATGACCAAGCTGAAGGTGAACGAAGGGGAGGTGGCCGCTCCCGCCTCTCCGAGCGAAACGATGATCCAGGACGCGCTCAAGGCCGCCGTCCTGACCGACGAGCGGGGCCGCAAGATCAGCGTCCGCAAGCCCGATCCGCTGGCACAGTTTCGCCTCATCAAGGCGGTTGGGCCAGAGTACGCGGCGAACGACACCTATATGCGGATGATCAACCCGCTGATCTGGATCGCTGACATCGATGATGTCCCGGTGCTCCCGCCGGCGAGCGATCGGGAAGTGGAGGCGCTGATCGTGCGCCTCGGCGACGACGGCCTAGCCACCGTCATGGCCTGGTACGTGGTCAACGTGATCCAGCCGACGGTCGACGCGATCAACGCAGCCGAGAAAGCGGCGCAGCTAAAAAACTAGTCCAGGCCCCGGCGATCAGGGAGGCGCTGTGGCTGGTGCGCCATGGGGTTCCCTTCGACGTGGCCTTCTCCCTCGACGACCTCGAACGTTCCGCCTTCTGCATCATCGTGTCCGAACAGGGCGGCGCCGAGTTCGACTGGCGGACCATGTTCTTCAAGGACCCGAAATGACCAAGCATCTCGGTTCCTTGATGGCGATGGCGGAGGAGTTCGCGCTGCTCGCGCCGACGATCGCGCTCGAATTGCATCACGGGCTTAAGCGTGTCGCGGTGCTCGTTGAGCGCACCGCCAAAGCCGAGTTCGGCGTCTACCAGAACGAGACCGGGCCGTTCCCGGGTTGGCCCGAGCTCGCCGACAGCACCAAGGACGACCGGGTCGCGAAGGGCTTTTCCGAGAACGAGCCGCTGCTGCGCACCGGCGAGTTGCGCGACAGCATTGAGCATCAGGTCAGTGGGCTTGAGGCGGTGATCGGCTCGACCGACGAGCGCATGGCCTGGCAAGAGTTCGGGACCGACCGCCTCCCTGCGCGCCCGGTGCTTGGTCCGGCCGCCTTCCGTAACAAGGAAGCGATCGAGAAGCTGGTTGGCGCCGCGCTCGCTACCGGCCTGGTCGGCGGCGAGAAGATCCACGAAGCGCTCGGCTACGACTTCGAGACCTCGGACTAGGTCGTGAAGAAGGCGTAGACGTAGATGCCGGCGACGACGGTGAAGGCCAGCAGCGCGCCGCCGATGATGATGGCCCAGAGCAGGCCAGCCAAGCCGAAGGCCAGACGCAGCACCGGGAAGTCGATTCCGGTCCGGAGCCGGCGGTTTCGGACGTCGCAATGCTCGATCAACGCGGCGCTTCGCGGGGCGAAGCCGTGAAGGTCGCGGAAGTCGCGGTCGAACGCGGAACGGCGCTGCATCCGGGAAGGCTAGCACAACCGAGGGGAGGACGCGCGCGTGTTTGAAGCCTATTCCGTGGCAGTGCGCCTGACCCTGATCGACGGCGTCGGCGCGGGCCTCATGGGGCTCAGCCGCGCTTTCGCGCGCGTTCACGGCGACGCTGCGGGCCTGCAGCGTCGGCTCGACCAGATCAAATTCCAGCTGCTCGCCGGCGGTGTCCTGGCCGGAACCGGCCTCTTCGGCTTGCATCTGCTCGAAAAGAGCTTTCCGGTCGCCAAGGAGTACACCCGCCAGCTCGCGCTGATGAACACGCTCGGCATGAAGCACGCCGAGATCGCGCGCGTGATCGGCGACGCCTGGCGCACCAGCTACGCCGTGCCGACCTCAACGGCGGCCGAGAACCTGGCCAGCTTCCGGGAACTACGCTCCGCCTTCGGATCCGACACCGAGGGTCAGGCGCACGCCTCGGCCATGTTGCCGGTCGTCGCCCGCCTCCAAGGCGTGATGCAGTCCCTGACCGGGAGGCATCAGGAGCATGTCGGGTTTGACATGGTGAAGGCGATCGAGCTGCGGACCGGCGTGATGACCACGGCGGCCCTGCAGCGCAACGCCGAGCTGATGAGCCGCGCCATCATCGGCATGGGCGGGACCGTCACGGTCTCCGACTTCCATGGCGCCCTGAAGATGGGGAAGATCGCCACCAACAAGTGGTCGGACGACTTCACCTACGACTACCTCCCGACACTGATGCAGGAGCTGAAAACGGCCTCAGGGGGCGGTGCGCAAAGCGCCGGTACGGCCCTGATGAGCCTCTACCAGCAGATGCACGGCCGCATGACCAAGGCGGCGATG